GCAAATCCCCACAGCATCCAAATCAATCATGTAAACTTTATTTTCTCTGCACCACTCCGAATAAGGATCGCCAACATTAAAATAGTTATTTTTAAGATCTCCCCTGGCCACTACACTCCCCCATCTTTTCTAAAACCATTTAAGGGATCTTTAAATTTTTCGTTTTCTTCCTTTAATTTTTTAACTTCAATGCGCAGCTCGCCATTTAACTTTTGGTGGCCATCATTTATAATTTTAAAATTATCGTAGCTCTCCTGAAGGCGATCTATTTCTTTTTTTAAACCTTCAATAGTTTGCTTTTGATCTTTAATAAAATTCTCTTGTCTTATATTAACTTCATTCTCGTATGTTTTATCTTCATCCTTCATACACAATCCTTTTCTTCAAACTTGTCGCCTAAATATTCTATTTTTTGTATGTCATTAGATGGGTGGTTAAAATCACAACAGCCAGCAGCAAAGTGCATTGGATATTCGTTTACATAAATCATATAAACTTTACAAAATTTTTCAAATTCTGGTGACCAATCTTCATCTGCTTGTGCATTAAAACTAAACAAAACAAAAAATAAAATTATATATTTCATTTAAAAGTTATCTCCGTTACTTCTTGCACCCAGGCAGCGGGTATAGTGTTAGTGTTACCTACTGTGATTGATTGATCTTCGGGATCGATTGTGTAATCGGCAAAGATGGTAACTTTTGATTTTGTTTGGAGGAGCTTATAACCCACCGAATAAGCGACAGCGGGTTCAAGTCTGGCTGCTTTGTCGATTGACATCCAGCTGTTATCAGCAAGACAATCAAGCCACTTAACTTCAACCAACGGGTAATCATTTATATTTCCATGCAATTTCTGTTTCTTTTTATTCATAAAAACTTGACGGCTGTACCTTGCCATTTGTTTTTTGTTTAATGATTGCCATCCAACTTCGACCAGGGATCCTAGATCCTTTGCACCACCTAAAAGTAGTGGTTGCTGAAGAAACCCCAGTAATTCCAATTAAATCTGCTAGTTTTTTGTAAGATAAGCCTTTACTTATTCTAAATTTTTCTAATCCCATGCGTTGTCATTATGGAAATATAACCTTATTGGCAATAGTGTTTGCCATATATGTTGTGTTTATTCATATATGTATCCACAAGCACTCCGAGTTGTAAAAATATGTATAAAGTTGGTAACAACGATTGACACAATATACTAATGATAATACGTTGCCATTATGGTAAATAATGTTACAGACATAAATAACAATAAAAAAACTGAAATGAATTTTTTAAAAGAAAAAATGAACCAGGTTGGCGTAACTCAAAAAGAGTTAGCTAATAAATTAGATAGAAATGTTGTAACAATCAATCGTTGGTTTAATGAAGAAAGACAGATTACACCAGAGAACGCTATAAAAATTTCTAAAATATTAAAATGTGATCCAGCTGCAATATTGTTTCCACCAAAAAAAATAAACACGATACAACTACATTCATATACTGATGATAGTTTTATGGTAAAAAATTTAAGTAAAAAATATTATCAAAATGTTGTAATTCCAGAAGGTTATTATACGCCAGAAACCAAAGCAGTTAAATTTTATAAGATAGGAAGTCAACATCACGAAGAAATATTATTATTTGAAAGAAAAGGTATAAAAAATAGTTACGAAGGTTTCCATGAAGATAGTATTGGTAAAATTTGTTATTTGGAACCAAATGCAAAAAAAACTAAACAAGGATGTACGCCTTTAGTTGCTTTAGTTAAAATTAATGAAAGCACACCTAGTTACACATTAGATTTATTACACCCTAAAACACAAAAACCATTTAATGAATTGTCAATTGGTGTTAATCCAGATAGCATCAAAATTTCAGCACCAAAAAAAATGTCTTTTTTCGAAAAATATAATCTTAATACCTAATTATCCCCACTCTCCACAACCAGAGGTTAAACATATTTGGTAATAATGTTTGCCAATAAGACTATTTTTGTTCTAAAATCGTTCCAATAAAGTTTAGTTGATATGGATAATGATAATTTTTTAGACGATATAAAAGATCTACCAGAGTGGGTAGAGCTATATAAATTAAATCATTGGTCGCCATCGCAGCTTAATGCAGCAGATGATATATGGAGTTATAAATATTTATATCTAACCCAAGAACAACGTAGAGCTTTACCAATAAATTCTAAAATGTTTTCTGGTGTTTGTATTGGAGATCTAGCTCAATTAGTATTTGGTAATTTTTTATGGCAGCATGAAGTAGGTAAAGGATTAGTTAAAAAAGAGATCCCACCACAAAGAAAAGTTTTTGATAAAATTATTGATAAATTTAATTTATATGAAGCAGCAGATGATAACGATGCAGCTCAACACGATGTTAATAGATTAGGTTTAGCCAAGGCATTCCAAACATTAAAAAATGGATTAAAAGAAATTAATTTAACTTCCCCTATTGAATGTGAAAGATCTGTGGCTTTAACTTTAGATGGCTGCATACTTCCAACAATAGGTAGAATAGATCTGGAAGATGAAAAAAATTTTGTAGAACTTAAAACTAAATGGCGTAAAAAAAATAGACCCAGAAAAGATGGTACATCTAATTATTCTTTACCCAAGATAGATGAAGGTTATTTAGGATTTGATGAGCATTTAAGTCAAGTTGCTTTTTATTATTTTGCTTGTGAAGAAAAAAAGAAACCTCATTTGTTTGTAATGAATGAAGAACAATACAATATTTTTACACCAGAAAATTGCGATGATTTAAAACCAGAAAATTTAAAAAAACATCTTAATAGATTAACCATGGTAGCCAGGCGTAGAGAAAGAGTAATGGAAAATCACGCTGGTAAAACTACCTGGCATCAAGATATAGCTCCAGACTTTAACCATTTCTTTTGGAAAGGTATGGGAGAACACAGAGATATTGCAATGAAACTATGGGGGTTAGCATGAAAGAAATTAAACCAGATCCATTAGTTATGAATTTACAGCCATGGTTGCTGAACCGATATTTAGCGAAACCAAAAAAAAACTATTTTTTTCCTCCACATCGATTGCTCCTTGTGGCAATAGTTTTAGCTCTCTCTTTAGCTCTAATAGGTTTCGTTAAATATAGCCAGAGTGATCGTGTAGCGATGCACGACAAAGGTTTTAATACAGCAGTATTCTTTTACCTTCATTCAAACTCTGGCTATGCGAAAGAAAATAAAAATGGGTAAAGTTATTAATTTAATTTCACTTGAAAGCTATCTTAAAAAATTAAAAACTAATGGTGGTATGTGGGAGTTTAACCCTGGCAAATGGATTATAAAACATTTGGAAGTAGAAGGATTGGCCCAGCATTATAATATAGAAACAAATATAGAATTAGTACATTGTGATTTAGCAAAAGATGTAGCAGTTGTAAAAGCTGTTGCGTTACATAATACTAAAAAATTTACAACACTCGGAGAAGCCTCTCCTAAAAATAACCAGTTTGAATATCCAGTTGCGATTGCAGAAAAACGAGCTGTAGATCGTGCAATCTTAAAAGCATTAGGTATTCACGGCAACGTCTATTCAGATCAAGAAATGCCAAATGAGAAATCAAACAACAATGAGAACACGGGTATTAAATTAGATCACGCAGATATTATTGAACAAAGAATTAAAACGTGTACCCACCAAGCAAATTTAGAGCAGTTAAAAAGTCAAAATAAAAAATTTTTAACAGAGCTTAAAACACAAGATTTACCTAGGTTTGAAAAATTAAAAAAAGCCTTTGTAGATAGAAACCAGCAATTTACGAAAGGATAAACATATATGGCTGATTTTAAAAAACCACAAGATCCAAACTGGGTGGCTACATTTAGTTTGAAAAGAAACGCAGACAAGAACCCACAAGATGTTAAAACGCAAAATAGACCAGATCTTGTTTTAACAGATAGTGATAAGTTTAATCAAAAAACGGGTAAGCCGTATAGAAAGAACTTTACTATTGATGGAGTATGGATGGAAGCATCTGCTTATATCCAGGAAGATAAATCTTTAAAGATTACTATCAAGAAAACGGGTACTGGAAATGGCGCACCAGCGCAACCAGCGGCTCCAGTTCTTGAAGATGCTCCCTGGTAATACAGAATGGATCAATATGGTTTAACTGCAAAGCAACTTAAACTTTTTAAGTTTATTAAAAACTATATTGCAAAGAAAAACATATCGCCATCTTACGAAGAAATGAAGATGGCGGTAGGTTTAAAATCAAAAAATTCAATTAATAAAAGAGTAAGCCAATTAGAAGATAGAAAATGGATAAAAAGATTACCAGGCAAAGCAAGAAGCATTCAGATAATAAAGCAATGACGCACCCAGATATATTTAAAGAATTTAATTATGAATGTTTAAATGAACAAGTTGGTGGATCTCATTATAAAAAACTAAAGGTATCTCCTGCCTTTTTTATATGTGAAAATAAACTCTTGTTTGCTGAAGGAAATGTTGTAAAATTAGTGTGCCGACATCAAAATAAAAATAAATCTGAAGATATTAAAAAGGCAATCCACTATTTAAAAATAATTTTAGAACGTGATTATCCAAATGAACAAGAAGATTGAAAAATTCTGGAATGGAAGCGCAAACTTTACAGCAAGTGAAGTTTTTAATTCTGTTTCTGATGCTGCAAAACAAACCATACCTAGCGATGCAGCTAAATATGAAGTTGATGGTAAAACTGTTAGCTTTGAGTTCGCTAGAATAAAAGAGGTAAGTAATGATAAATCATTACCAACATCTGACACAAAAAATAAGTCAGATCGAGAAAGAAAGAAAGTCTCTGAACGCAAAGATAACGAGACTTAAAGCAAAAAATGGGGGAATGTATCCTCCAGGGATTGCGGCTATAAGTAAAACAGCTCATTCAAAATTGATTGCTGTTATAAGTCTGCAAGACCAATTAAGTAAAATAGAAGCCTAGATATTTTACTTTAGAACTATTCTAAACTAATTAACTTTAGTAATACCCCTCCTACGCCTAAATAAACTTACCAGATTGGCAAATCTATATATTGACTATTGCCAGATAGGTAACTATATATATTGTATGGTTAAAAACTTTCAGAAAAAAAAGTTCACTACCTACTCTGCATTAGAGAAATACTTTACACAAAAAATCCTTCCACAAAAAAACAAGTCATCCAAAGTTATTGGTAAGACTTTGCTTGTGTGGGATAAACCAAAAAAGGAGGCTGCTTGATAGTTTATTGGTACGAAAAAAGTAAAAACATTTATTCTAAATATTGGAATAAAAAATTAACTTATAAATACAAAGTTCCAAAGATCTCTAACAAAACTGATAAAGGCAAATGGTTAAATGCTTTTGTTAATAAATTTTTTGTTGCTGGAAATAATGATTATCATTTTAAATCAGCAAAAAATTATATCAAATTAAAAACTACTCACTTTAACATTGTTAATAACAAAGGTGTTTTAGTTAGTTTCTTTAAAAATTTAAAGAAATTAAAGCAGCATCATTTTGTTGGAGAAGTTTTCAATTCTCAATTAGTTTATCAACCAACCCAGGAGGCTGCTTAATGTTAGAGATAACTAGAATTGCTACAGACAATTTAAAAAAAACTTATTATGTGCAAGGCATGGGTAAGTATCTTGTTTGTAAATTTCACGATGACAATCATTATGTAATCTACAAAGGTACAGACAAAAATTATCTTTCTAAAGAAAAATTTAAAACTTTGGATGATGCTTTGCAAGATCTACATGACAGACAAATAGATCACTCTGTTTATTCTGATTTATGTAAAGATAAACATGGCACTAGAGCTGCTTGTACTCCAAGAGATTGGATTATTTTTGCTTATGGTACAAATCAACAAATCAAAAAACTTATGGAGGCTGCTTAAATATGAAAGTTCAAGTTGTTACTGTTGACAGAGCTGGCGGTAAAAAACTATGCGTTCAAGTTGTTTACCAGGTAAACGGCAAAACTAAAAAGCAAAATAAAGAAACTTTTGGTTTGAATGAAAAAAGGAAAGCTGAAGCATTAAGATCTAAACTAGAAAATTCAGATAAAATAGATGTCATCGACCAAAAAATAGATTTTAATTTTGCTTTTGATGAATACTTTAAAGTTATCAATAGCGATCCAGATACGACATCTAAATATAAAGATATGCAGATTGCATACATTAACAATCATGTTAGACCCCATATCAATAAGCAATATCTAGCAGACTACTTACTATCAGATTTTAGAGAAGTTACTTTACTTGGTATTAAGAATAGCAAAGCTCTACAATGGGTTAAAAAAGATGGGTTCGGTTTTTATAAGAAAAAAACTGAAACCATTGGTAGAGTAACTATTAGAGCTGCGGTATTAGAATTTAAAAAATTCGTAAATTTTTGTGCCAGCAGACAATGGAAGATTGACTATACCATTGCTAATTTTAAATTCGGGCCAAAATATTTTAAAGATTACAATACTCAAATCAAATGGATGCCTACTACTCCAGAGCTTTTAGCTGTTGTAAATAAAGAACCAGATATACAATTAAAAACTTTGTACAAATGTGCTGCTGAAACTGGAGCCAGATTAAGTGAGCTGCTTGGGATCTGTTATGAAAGTGTAGATTTTAATGCTGGTGGTGTGTTTTTAAATCACTCAATCAATGAAGAAAACAACTTTAGACCCTACCAGGTAAAGACCCAAAGACGATTTGTTGAAGTATCAGATCAATGTTTAGAGCTGTTTAGTATATGGATGAAAGCGCAGATGTTTCCAATTACACATAGAAACGTAACTTTTAATAATCCAGATATAAATAAAATGGAACGAAGAACATTTAAGAGAGTGTTTAATGTACCTATCCACGGAGCTAGAAAAAGAGTTAAAGTTTCTGCTAAAAGATTAGGGATCCATTGGCCAAATGGGATGTCTCCTTTTAGAAAGTGGAGTATATCTCGTATGGAAGAACTTAAAATTTTAACTGATAAGCAAATGGATAATAGATTTGGTAACTCTAAAGATATTAGACAAGCTAACTACATCAGAGATTTGAATTTGAATGAGAAACAAAGAAAAGCTGCTATTAATCAAATAACTAAAGGATGATAAATGCCAGCACTACAAGAGAAGGAACGAATAGCAAAAATGATGTTCGTTTTAAGAACTATTAGCGGTAAGACACAAGCTAAAATTTCTAAATCTTTAAATCTTACGTTTCAACAAATCCAAAAATACGAAAAAGCTCAAAATGGAATTGGATCTGATAAGCTATTTTTATTAGCTAAAACTGAAGGTTGGGATATTAACTTATTATACAATGGAGATCCAGAACTGGTGCTGCAACAGATACCTTTATTTAAGCAAGATATGGTGGCTAAAAAGTTTCGTGAGATAGAAGCTAACATTATGGAAGAACGCAAGCTACAACGTCTCTATGCGCCTCTAATGCCACAATTAAACCGAGAGCTAGCTGGCGAAAATACATTCAAAGATAAAGAGCTGCCACTTGCTTCTCCAATAAATAAAATTGCGTAAATAATTGAGGGAGCTAGCAACTCCCTCGTTACTTTTTCCCCTCAAAAAATACAAAAAAAATAGCAAACATCTTTGGTTTACTCTCTCGTTTACTCTCTGATGGTTTAGAATTGTTGTGTGCCAATAGCTATTGGTAATATTTGAACCTACCAATCATTTTGTTAATTATCGTTGTTATATAACACTTACAACCACGATTAGACAAATTTTATTTACCAAAAAGGTTATAAAATAAGGCTTGGTTTTCCTAGCTGTTATCACGTTGATACATCATTTACTCCCCGATTACTCTCTGATACAAGTCTCGAAAAAATAGAAGTCTGGGTGTAGCGTAGCCTGGTAACGCACTAGCTTTGGGAGCTAGGGATCGCTGGTTCAAATCCAGCCACCCAGACCAGATTATCCGCCAACAGCAAATACAGCTGTACCTAAAATTATAATAAGCCAAAGAATACCTAAAAAAGTATAAGCAACTCCTTTAATCCATTTCATTTCTTTTTCTTACATTTACATCGTGGAGCAAATAACCATTCAGTAAAGTTATCTATTGCTCCTAAAAATTTTATTATATATTTGTCAATCATTTTCTTATTCTAAAATTAATTTTTTAATTGAGTATGAGCCATCAATATTAGTTTCAAGTTCTGCTTTTGTACGGATACAAGAATAGACAATGTTATCATTCTTAACTTCTCTCATAGCTAGCCTCTTACCTTTTAAGCAGCTGCTTAAATCAGTTTGTATTCTTGCCTCCTTGATCTCATTATTAACTAGGAGAAGTAAAGCTATAACCATCTGTTCCATCAATGGCTCCCGTTAGCTCTTACTTTATCTTTTATTTTTTCAAGACTTTCCTTTATCTTCTCTATATCTTTCATAGCGTAGGTAATATTTACATTGTTGTTTCTCATCAACTCCATTTCTCCTTGGATACTCTCTACCTGGGATGCAATATGCTCTAGGAGCATAAATTGTTCTTGATCTGTTGGGAGCTGCTCTGATTTTTTTAAAAGATCAGCCTGGTGTAATTCTCTACTTGTCTCTAGGCTAGTTAATCTAGCAGTTAATTCGGTATAACCAATAATTCCTAAACCAACGGCAACGCATAAAGCAATTAAATTCCTTAACGGGAGAGAAATATTAGTGTTGTCATTTATTTTCATCTGCCTTGACCCTTGTATCTTGTAAGTTTCTTCTGTCTTTTTTCTGATTTATTTAAAGTTTTTTTATGTACGCCTGGCCGCTTCTTTGGTTTATCCCTTGGAACAAAATAGGTAA